ATGTTTAAAAAACTGTTAGAACTACGCCAACAAAAAGCGGAAAAAGTCGCAGCAATGCGCGCTATGTTAGACAAAGCGGAACAAGAAAACCGCTCATTGACCGAAACTGAAAACGTTGACTTTGAAAAGTTGAAAGACTTGGTTAAACAATTGAGCGATGAAATCGCCCGTTATGAAACGGTGGCAGATGAAGAACGTAACATTGCCGACAAAGGAAAACCGGTAGAAACACGCGGTAAAACCTTCAGCAATGACGAACTACGCCACTACATTAAAACGGGTGAATTACGAAATCTTTCCACCACCGGTCAAGAAGATGGCGGTTATACCGTGATCCCACAATTGGATAAAGACGTAATGAAACGCTTAACCGATGATAGCGTGATGCGTCAAATTTGTAACGTGGTCCGCTTGCCGGTTGGTGCGAAAGAATACAAAAAACTGGTTTCCGCCGGTGGTGCGGTGGTAGCGCATGGTGAAGAAGGCGTAGCGCGTAACGGTACGGCAACCCCGAAACTCCATGAAGTCACCATTGCGTTAAACCCTATCTATGCCTATCCAAAAACCACTCAAGACATTTTGGACTTCTCCAGCATTGATGTTTTAGGTTGGTTGACTGATGAAATTACCGAAAGCTTCACCGAAACCGAAGAAACTGACTTAACCGGCGGTGACGGCACGAAGAAATCAAAAGGCTTCTTATCCTATGAACGTACTACCGAAGCGGACAAAGTACGCGCCTTTGGTAAGTTACAAAAATTAGACGTTGCCGGTGCCGACAAAATCACCGCCGATACGCTCATTGATTTGTTCTACACCTTACACAGCAAATACCGTAAAAATGCCGTTTGGGTGATGTCTTCCACAATTGCGGCGGCATTACAAAAACTCAAAAACAAAAACGGCGATTTTATTTGGCGTGATGGTTTAACCGTAGATGCGCCTTCTACCCTTTTAGGTCGTCCGGTTTATTTCCTTGAGACCATGCCGGCAAGTGGTGCCAATAAACCGGTGGTTGCCTTTGGTGACTTCAAACGCGGTTACTTCATTGTAGATCACGAAACCGGCGTAAGAACCCGCCCTGATAACATTACCGAACCGGGCTTCTATAAAGTCCATACCGATAAATATCTTGGTGGTGGCGTGGTAGATAGTAACGCAATCAAGTTCATTGAAGTTACGGCTTAATCGTCAAATTCCAACGGGGGCAATTAAGCCCCCTTTTTGTTAAAAGGGAAAGTATGAATAAAGAATTTGAAATCCGTTCATCCGAAATCACCGCAGACAGCGAGAATAAAAAACTGGTTGGCTATGTGGTGAAGTGGAACAGCCCTTCTGAAGTGCTTTATTGCGATTTTGTAGAACAATTCAGTGCGAATGCGTTTAGTGAAAGTTTAAGTAGCGGTGCCGATGTACGGGCATTATTTGAACACGATCATACCAAACTATTAGGGCGCACCCGTGCGGGAACCTTAAAACTGGAAGAAGACGCAATAGGCTTACGTTTTGAATTAATGCCACCTGATACCACCTTAGGGCGTGATTTGTTGGTAAGTGTTGAACGCGGCGATATTAGCGGGATGTCTTTCGGCTTTTGGGCTAAAGAAGAAACATGGAATTTTGATGTAGAGCCTTGTCAACGCACAGTGGCCAAAGCGGAATTATTTGAAATCACCGTTACCAGCATTCCTGCCTATCCTGAAAGTAGCGTTGAGATTGCCAAACGATCAATGGCAACCGCGAAAGGAAAAACGCAAGGAAAATCCACCGTACTTTTGAAACAGTGGCTTGATGTGGCGGAGGCGTAGTATGTGGAACCCATTCAGACGAAAAGAACAACGCAGCTCACCGATGGCAATTAATGAACTGCTTTCTTATCTTGGAGTATCAAACACCGGCGCAGGGGAATTTGTCAGCCCGAACACGGCAGAAAGTTTACCGGCAGTGATGAGTGCCGTTACCGTTATTTCTGAAGCGGTGGCAAGTATGCCTTGTTATTTATATCAGCTTAAAGATGATGGCCGCGAGCGCGTTTATCATCACCCGGTGGATTATCTCTTAAACGAGATGCCAAACCGTAGCCAAACACCGTATCAATTCAAATACACCATGATGCGTCACTGCCTATTAAACGGTAACGCTTATGCGGTGATTGAATGGAACAGCAAAGGCGAACCAATCAGCCTTACCCCGTACGAACCAAGTGCGGTCAATATCTATCGCAAAGTTGGCGGCGAGTATATCTATCAAATTACCGACTTAGACGGCAATACCAAAAACTATCTTCAAGATGAAATCCTACATTTACGCCATTCATCCCTTGATGGCTTTATGGGACGTTCGCCAATTACGATTTGCCGTGAAACCGTGGGATTAGGCATTGCTCAACAGAAACACGGATCGGCAGTGATGAAAAACGGATTAATGGCGAGCGGATTAATTACTACCGCCGAGTGGTTGGACGAAGCCAAAGCACAAAAAGCCGTAAAAGCCCTTGAACGTTACAAGGGGGCGAAGAACGCAGGGAAAACACCCATCCTTGAAGGCTCAATGGAATATAAACAGTTAGGCATGACAAACCAAGATGCGGAATGGTTAGCAAGCCGTACGTTCACAATTTCCGATATTGCCAGAATCTACAACATTAGCCCGATTTTCCTTCAAGACTATTCCAATAGCAGTTATTCAAACTTTAGTGAAGCCAGTCGAGCCTTTTTATCGCAAACCTTGCGTCCTTGGCTAACTAATTTTGAACAGCAGCTAAAAGATGCCTTGATGATTGATTTAGGTAGCAACAGCAATAAACGTTACTTAATTGAATTTGATACAAGCGACTTATTGCGCACAAGTCAAAGTGAGCGCTTCAAGAGTTACGATGTGGCAATTAAAGCCGGTGTAATGTGCCCGAATGAAGTTCGCCGCCGTGAAGGTTTACCGCCTTATGATGGTGGAGAAGAATTTAGCCAAGCATGGAAACAAACTGTAGAAGTAAAACGCGGTGATGAACAAGAACCGGGGGTAAGCAATGGCAATCATGATTAAGGCCGGAAAGTATAACAAGGTGATTAGCCTACAAAAGCAAGTGAACGAACAGAACGACTACGGCGGTATTGTGAGTAAATGGAAAACCGTTGCCAATATCCGGGCGGCGGTTGAACCATTACAAGGTAGAGAGTTCTTCTCCGGTGCGGTGCCATTAAATGAAAATACGGTGCGCATTCGCATACGTTACGGAACTAATGTTGATAACACTATGCGCGTGAAATATGGGAACCGTTCGCTAGAGATAATGAACATTATTGATAGTAAAGAAGCGCACAAAGAACTACAGCTTATCTGTAAGGAGTTGACCGGCAATGGTGGAAATTAATTTAACAATTGATGAAATCAAAGCGCACTTAAATCTCGATCATGATTTAGATGATGAGTTACTGGAAGCCTATAAGGTAGCCACATTGGAAGTATGCCAAAAACATATTGGCAAAACCTTTGGGGAAGAAGAAACGGAAAAGACCATACCTTTTACCCCGGCGATTAAGATTGGTTGCTTAATGTATATCGCCTATCTCTACACGAACCGAGAAGCAGTTACAGACTTAGCCAACCTTAAACCGGCACCTATGACGATTTCCGCATTGTGGGAAGTGTATAGAGAACCGTGCGCTTACTAAGGATTTAGTAACCGATGCCATACCAACCGTTAAGACGTTGTAGCTATCCCGGATGTAAAAACAAAGTAAAGTCCGGTAGATGCGAGGAGCACAAGCCAAAAGACAACCGCCCAAACAGTAGCGCACGCGGTTACGACCACAAGTGGAGCAAATACCGCGAGCAATACTTAAAGCATCATCCCCTTTGTGTGATGTGCTTAGAGCAAGGCAAATATACACCGGCAACAGTGATAGACCATATTAAGCCGGTAGAGAACGGACAATCCGATCCGTTGTTTTGGGTAGCAAGCAATCATCAGCCTTTATGTCGTGATTGTCACAGCTATAAAACACGAGTGATAGACCAACGCGGATTTGGTGCGAAGAAAATTGATTAGACCAGGTGGGGGCAATTTAAAAAAGAAAGTGGCAACCCTTCGGAACCGCCCGCCCACTCAAATTTTTACGCAAAGTGATTTTTTAGAAAATAAGGAAAGTGAATGAGCAAACGAAAAAGTTATAAGACACCTGATTTCTTGGATGATATTGCTAAAAGCCAATGGAAAGCGCGTATTAAACAACTTTCAGAGCGTGGCGATATTAAGTTGGAAGATTTAACAAACCTTGAAATTTATTGCGAAAACTACGCAATTTGGCGTCATTCCGTGTCAGATTTATCGAAAAATGGCTTCATTATCGTAAATAGCCAAGGTACGCAATCAAGAAACCCGGCATTGTCCGCGAAAGCAGATGCCGAAAAAGTCATGATCAAGATGTCTTCCCTCTTAGGCTTCGATCCGGTGAGTCGCCGTAAAAATCCAGTAGAAACGGACGTTACTGATATGTTGGATGAAATCCTCACAATGTAGGCGAAAATGGAAATCTGGCACGAATACGCGAAGAAAGTTCAAACAGGTGAAATAGTGGCTTGTCGTAAGATAAAACAAGCCGTAGCGCGTTATTTTGATGATTTAGCGAACCCCGCTTATTTCTTTGATGAAAGTGCGGTAAATAAATTCTTGGCTTTCTCTCGCCTATGCCCGCACGTTAAGGGGCATTTACGCGGGCAACCAATCGAGCTTTCAGACTGGCAGACGTTTCTATTCGCCAATCTGTTAGGCTTTAAGCGCACCGATACCGGCTTGAGAAAATATCGTTCCGCTTATATCCAAGTGGCGCGAAAAAATGCCAAGTCCACCGTGGCTGCCGTGTTGGCTAATTGGTTTCTACTGATGGAAGCGGGCCAACAAGATATTTACACTGCAGCAGTAAGCCGAGACCAAGCCCGCATTGTGTTTGATGATGCGCGTCAAATGTGCCTACTCTCTCCCCTTTTGCGCAAACGGCTCAATATTCAGCAGCATAAACTGATTAATCCAAAATCAAATAGCTTAATGCGCCCGTTAGCGGCTAAATCCTCAACCATTGAGGGAACTAACCCAAGTCTCGCCATTGTGGACGAATATCACCTACATACTGATAACAGCGTTTACAGCGCGTTAGAGCTAGGACAAGGCGCACGCCCGGAAGGTTTACTGTTTGCCATTACTACCGCAGGAAGTAACGTAATTTCCGCTTGTAAGCAGCACTATGATTATTGCGCACAAATACTGGAAGGCAACGAACAAAACGACAGCCTATTTGTGCTGATTTTTGAATTGGACGAAGAAAGCGAAATTGATAATCCGGAAAACTGGATAAAAGCCAATCCGAATATCGGTAAATCCATTCCTTACCTTGATTTTGAAAACACGATCAAGAAAGCCCGAGGGATTCCTTCCGAGTGGGTGGAAATGCTCACCAAGCGTTTTAATGTTTGGTGCCAAGGCACGACACCATGGCTAGGCGAAGGCAATTGGGCGCAGTGCGTACGAGATTACACCGAAAGCGACTTACTTCACCAAGATTGCTATTTAGGCTTGGATTTATCCAGCACCAACGACTTAACAAGCCTTTGTTACACCTTCCCACAAGGGAAAAAAGTGCGGTTGATTACCCGGCACTATATTCCTGAATTTCAGCTTAACAACGTGGCCAACAAGAACCGGGCAATCTATCGAAACTGGGTGCGCAGTGGTCGGCTTATTGCAACTGAGGGTGACTGTATCGACTATGACAAAATCCGCGATGATATTCTCAAAGATGCGGAAAACTTCAATATCAAAATGATAGGCTTTGATGTTTGGAACGCCACGCATTTAAGAACGCAATTACAGGCAGCAGGCTTGGAAGTAGAACCATTCCCGCAAACCTATCAACGATTTAGCCCGGTGGCGAAAAGTGCGGAAGTGTTGATAAATCGCCAAGTGATAGAACACCACGGCGATCCGGTGCTTTCTTGGGCATTATCCAATGTCGTCATGGAAACTGATGCCAACGCCAACATAAAACCAAACAAGAAGAAGGCCGCAAACAAAATCGATCCGGCAGTAGCTTTCTTGATGTCATTCGGCACTTATCAACTTGAATATGGCGATCTGATTTTTGAGTTATCGGAAGAACACAAACAGGCATTGGAACAATTTAACGGGATTGATTTATGAGATGTAAACAGGCAAAGCAAAACTTACTTCTTTCAGCGGTGAATCACTATAAAAAATCGACCGCAGTTTTTACCTTTGTCAGCCTTTACGATGATGAAGAACCCTATCCAATAAGTGAAGTTATTCACGCATTAAAATGTAAATGTAATGCGGCCAAGCGAGAAATAGACAGCCGACCAAATAGCCCGAATATGGACGCGTTAGAAACGATTTACTTTATTGCCAAGAAACAACTTGATGCCATGCTAAAACAGCAAAAAAGAATCAATGCCGGTAAGTGATGAATAATAAAATATTTCCCTTACACTATTGAATCTTTTCTCCTTTGTTACTATGTTATTTATTATAATAACCAGTAAAAACAAGGGGGAACTATGGGGCTGATACTAGTTGCAATAAAGTGTATGGTTGCTGCTTTTTTTGTCGTATTAGCAATAGTTACCTTTCAAGACTGGTGGTTTATTGTGGCCTTTGGTTTAGCCGGCGGGCTTTCATTTACTATCGGTTGGCTTATTTACGATGAATATAAGCGCCGGAAAGAAAATAAACGGCTGGCCGCCGAGTGGGAAGAAAGAAAAAGCCGCCCGGTAGAATATGAAATAAATAACGCAGTTATCAAGAAAACATTACCGGAAAGGCAAAAGCCACTTATTACCGGCACGATAAACTGGATAGACGGCAGCACCGGCAAAGAAACCACTTTAATAGATATTAGTGTAGATATAAAAAACAAGTAACCGAATAAAGCGCACCTAGGCTGATCCCCGAAAGCAAGAAACCTTATCTTGTTGGTGCGTTCCTATCATAAGGGAAAATGCGAAAGGGGCGTTTATGGATTTACTTCCACTTAATTTTTATTCTTTAAGTCAAGCGGTAGATTTTATTAATCAAAAAACAGGTTCGATGATTAAGGAAAATTTACTCTATTCTTATGCTATTGAGGAAAAAATAAAGTTTCTAATAAAGATAAAAATTAAAAATAATGAACTGATTAAAATAGGTAGAAATGATGTAGAAGGCTTCTTTATTGATAAAGATTCAGAATTGTTTTTTAAAGAGAAAAGTTTAAAAAATGAAACTGATGGTATTTTGCGTCTAGAAGATAGCTTTTCTACTTTAGAGATTGAAAAAATAGATGGCTTTGAGAAAGAACCAGATGAATTCGGCGATCTATATATTTCTTATGATAAAAACAAGATAAGAAATTTTTCTGGTTACGTAGTTCTATATTCAGAGCTATTAGATCTCTTTGTAAGTAGCTCAATGCCTGATCATAGTCTAAGCAATACAAACTATATAGAGCTAGAGGGCTTTACCATTTATTCTATTACTAATTCGGATATTTATAACTCTCTCTATTTTACGATGAAATATCCAGACTATAATGAATACAATCAATTAATTAAGGAACGTACATTTAGAATTAATTTAAAAGATATAAAAATTAGCTATGATGATTTAATTAATCTTATACCATCCGACAAATCTTTAAAATGTAATGATTTAGAGCAAGAAATCAAAAAATTAAAATCAGAGCTTGAGGAAAAGCAAAAGATAATAGACTCTCTTAGTTTAACAAACCAAAGCGGCCGAATAAGTTCTCCACAAAAGCAACTGTTCGCTTTATTGGTTAAAAAATGTTATCCAAAACTTGATAGCAGAAATAAGTTATTTGATGTTATCAACGCAGATCTAAAGGAATCAGGAATTAGAAATACCAATATCGCAGCAGACACTTTTTACAAGTTAATTGATGAATCAAACGATATTATAAAAGCAATTTTCCCACCTAAAAAATCATAGTTTCCTATAAAAGCCTCTTAGTCTTTCGATTTAAGGGGCTTTTTCTTTCGATTTAAGCGATCATTTCTTATTAGGAAGTTAAGTCTTTGAATTAAAAGTGTTTTATTCATAATATCCCTCTCGTTCGAACAACTCAACGGAATAGAACGCTATTCCACATGGTTAAACTAACGAGAGGTATTTTTTATGAGCCAATCTCAAACCCAATCTACACAACTCATCACCGGTGCCGATGTTTGCCGACGCGTAAGCTTTGGCCGCACCAAACTCAATGAGCTTGTAAGAGCTAAACAATTCCCACAACCGATCCGCTTTTCACAAAACTTTGTCCGTTGGGACTTAGAAGAAGTGAATCAATGGATTGAAGAACAAAAAGCGGCACGCGCTTAAGGTGGTGGAAGATGAACGAAGCAAGAAAACCAACACAATTCTTAAAAGTGTTATACCGCTTAATTCTTTCTAGCATTAGCGGTATTGATGGTTATTCAATGGGCATGACGTCAGCGCGTAACTATATCAGTGAACTTGAACGCAATCATTTAACCGGCAAAGTGAAACGTACAACGGAAAAGACTGCAGATGGAATGGGGCAATATTACCGCTATGAAATCGCAGATGCCGAACAGCTAAAGCAGGTGATTGCCATTTACAAGGCTAAGGGAGGTGAGCTTACTGCGCATGAAGAACGGCAAGCCTACTTTCGATTCCGTTAAAAGAAAAACGCCGCAAGGCTCAACCCAAGCGGCGCATTTCCCTACCTTAAGAATCGCTCAGAAGGTAGATAACCTAAATTACACGAGGGCGGAAACTGCGGAACACACTTTGAACGCTAATGAATGATTTTAGCGACCATGAGCCAAACACAAAGCACATGCCACGTTTCCCGATCTAAATCCATAAAAGGAATAAATATGAATTTAAATCACGTAAATTATAAACAATATGAAAATATTTCACAATATATAAATCACCCTTTAGGCTTATCTAATTTTTCCTTACAAGCATTAATAACCCAAGAAGAAAAATTGGCGTTATTTCCATTACTGTTTTCTGTTTCAACAGCAGCATCAATTTCTTTAATAAGTTCGTACGGGAACCTGATTCCCTTTGTAGCAGATTTATTATTTTTATGTCCAGTAGCCATAGAAAACCCTTTTTTAAACTGTTTATACACTTTAACAGAAAAAAGGGATAAAAAAAAGCTTGACGTGTTTATGCACCTAAATTATTATTGGTGCATAAACACCCATAAACAGGTATTTAAAAAAGCAAACGCCCAAGTATGCGGGAACATTCTTGAGCGTTCTAATCACCACCTTACTAAAACGGAGTAAGACAATGACTAACTGTAATTATACAAAACCTACATTTATTTTTGTAGCAGTCCGCCGTGCTGATGTAAACAGCAAACCCCAACGACTGAAAATAACTGCTAATACCGAATTAGAAGCCCGGGCAAAACTGGCTAAAGAATTTGTATTAGTGTTTGCCGGTCGTATCAATCCACAAAACACCACAAAAACCAACCGCACTTTGGAGGTGATTTATGCGTAAGTTAAAAACCAAAGTAAGCAAGAAGCGCCCTAGTCTATTTGAGGAAGAACGCTTGCCGGATTGGGAACAGTTGGTAAAAGCCATTAAACAGACTGAATTTTTTCTTAGCTTTGCCAAAGACTACATTCACAACGGGCATTTAAAAGGCGCAACAGACGCGCTGAAATCAATTAAACGAGCAACTACAGCAGGATTGAAAATCACAGGGGGAAACAATGCGTAACTTAGACTTAATCGACAAAATCAATATTGAAACTGCCTATCTTAAAGCGATGCTAAATATGTTTGCCGCACATTTTGAAGATAAAGGGCAAAGGCTAGACGATCTAAGCTATGCCAATATTGCGTATGCGATAAATTCACACGTTGAAAATATTGAAAATGCCGTAAATGACAAATCAAATTGGGGTGAAAAATGAGCACAGAAAATAAATTTGTTTTAGATGAAGGCGCTCTAAACAACCTTGAAGCGGCAAGCGCGCTTTTTTGGCAAGCCTTTTCAATGGCTGATTTATTAGCATCAGCAAACTTAAATGAAGGTGATATGCCGACCGTAATTTGTGCGTTAAAAGGCGTAGTGAATTTGATGAATGAAGGCTTAGAACATTTAGCGGGAGTGAAATAATGAACGATACAAATACACCAACCCAAAAGCACGGCACAGCGACACTATGGAGCATTGAAAGTATTATTACCGAAATCCAAGAAATAGCTGATGCAGGATTAAACGGCGCAATTTACCGAGCGAATGAACATGGCGAAAGAATCGCAATAAGTAAAGACGAGATTTTAGATCTGATTTTAGACCAAGCAACTTTGGCCTTGATGGATGTTGAAGATTTAAAACACCAAATCGAAGCGTTAGCAATTCACCATAAAGCCAAAACCGAAAAGGATTATTTAACTTTGCCGGTAGTGGACCTAGGAGGAGCACAATAATGGATCTCAATCAAAAAATGGATTATTCCAAACTAAACGCCGTTGAATTGAATGCGATTTCAATCAGTCATCAGAACATGGGAAAACCTAAAGATGAAGCCTTTAATTCGTCTTTCCCTTATACCACCGAAGCAATTTTGGCATTAGCCGAACAGTTTATTGATTATCCCGGTGAATATCTCGACGGGCTAAAAATCATTCATGATGAACTACTGGCTATCAATAAGCATTTATTAGCAATGGCACCGAAGCCACCTTCACCCGATCCGGAAGAAGTAGCGGCGGAATTATTCAATGATGAACTGATAGATGGTTTATTAAAACATTGTGTCGTGAATTCGTTGGTAAGTGCGTTTTCCTATTTTCAAAAAACAGTCGCCATGCGCATTCATATAATTGAGAGCGGTACGGTTGAGGGGGTAAATCATGGCCCGCTTAATTAATGCACCACACTTAGCGGATCAGCCGAAAGAACCTTTTTCCGCATTAATCATTCTTGCCGGGCGTAAGGCTTGGCAAGCATGGAACAAAGGAAAGGGCGAAGAATGGTTATTGTTGTGTTCGTTGGTGGAAGGTATGGACGCTAGACAAAAGCCGGTGATTCTTGCCGAACAGCAGCTTGAAGATGTTTCAGGAATAAAAATAGCTGATTCAGAACAACGCGAAATCATGCTTTTCCAATATGGCGAATTAGAACCAACAGAAATCACCGGTATTTGCCATAACCTAGCAAAGCATACCAAGGCGGAAAATGTTGTTTTATATGATGGCGCCGCGCAGATGAAGGAAAATCTAAGTGGTTATATCCAACGCCTACGCACGGATAAAAGTGCGGTAGAAATTGCGAATAATATTGCTCCGCCGCCGAAATTGAAAGAAAAGGACGGAACTAACGTAAAAGCCCGGGCATTCGTAAAATGGTTGAATCTAGATATTGCTCAACACAGTTTAGATAAGGAGCTTTATCATTACACCGGCGCAAATTGGGAGATTCTACCGAGATCGGAGTTAGAGATTAAAGCCGTTCAGTTTTACGATGAACAGGAATTTACTTATAGCGCCCGTTCTATTGATTCAATGATTGATACAGCGAAGATTCAAGCGGCCAAAATGGGGGAACAATCCAAGGAGTTATTAGCCTTTAAAAACGGCGTATTAAATCGTTCTACTTTGGAATTTAGCCCACATTGTCGGGAAAACTGGCTCACTTCCTTTATTCCGCACGATTACACGAATCAGGAAGAAAATACACCGCACTTTGATAATTGGTTGAATTTTGTTGCTGATGGTAAGGAAGATAAAAAGCAAGCAATCTTGGGCGCACTTTACGCGATTTTAACGAATCGCCATAACTGGCAATTATTCTTTGAAGTAACCGGCGATGGTGGTAGCGGGAAATCGGTATTTGCGCAAATTGCCACAATGTTAGCCGGGGAACAAAACACGGAAAGCGGTCGATTAGTTGATTTAGACGAACCGCGCGGGCGTGAAAACTTTGTGAATAAAACGCTCATTCTATGCCCGGAACAATCCCGCTATGGTGGTGATGGTGGCGGACTAAAAAGCATTAGTGCGGGGGATTTAGTCAATATCGATCCGAAGCACAAAAGCAAGTTTAAAGCGGTCATTCCTGCGATTGTGCTAATCGTCAACAATGAGCCGACACGCTTCACAGAAAGAAACGGAGGTATTGAACGCCGCCGAGTGATTTTTCACTTTGATAAGGTGGTGCCGGAAAGTAAACGCGATCCGCACTTAATGGATAAGATAGAAGCCGAAGCCGGAGGAATTATTTATAAACTGATTCAGGCTTTTAAAAATCCGTTGGACGCGAAAAAAGCGTTAATTCAACAACAGGAAAGTGCCGAAGCGTTAGAAATAAAAATGAACTCAGATCATTTAACGGTGTTTTGTAGTTATTTCCTAACCTCCCAAGAAAGTAACGGGCTAGGAATTGGCAATACGAAAACCGGATTTCCAAGAACGCACCTTTACCCTGCTTACTTGGTATTTACTGAAGCCAATAATATTCAAAATGCTTTAACACTGAATAACTTTACCGAATCATTAAGACAAGGATTGGCACAACACAAAAATAAATATCCATACACCCGCAGGCGAATTACTTCCGGTGCGGAAAAAGGAAGATATATCACTAACGTACACTTTAAAGACTTTGACGAGTTTTATAATGAGTACATAAAATCAAATAGATAGTGAAAGGCGCGGCATAAAAACCGCGCTTTTTTTATCTAAAAAGGTGAATGCCCCAGTGAATAACTTCTCTTTTCCCTTCACCTTGTAACCATTTGAAAAATAAAATAAAAGCAATCGGTGAACGAGTGAAGGCAGTTTTTAAATATTTTCCACGCACATCACTTTTAACGTTCACATTGTTCTACATAATCGCCCCAAAGTTGCATCACCGGGCGGCGCAATTCTATATAATCGTAACGGTTATAGGCTTGGCTGGTAGAATCACCTATTTTATGCGCAAGACAGCTTTCAGATAATCTAAAATCAACCGCCTTTTCTTCTAAATATGTTCTTGCGATAGATCGTAAACCATGGCTATCTTGAATATCTTTGTAACCAATTTTCCGTAGTGAATTGGCAATTATTTCCTTACTCATGGATTTATTCGGTAAGTGATGATGAGGAAACACAAATTTCTTTTCACCGGTTATCGGCTTTAATTCTTCCAAGATTGCCAACATTTGCGAGGAAAGCGGGACAATATGCGGAAATTGCCCTTGCTTTGTTTTCTTCATTTTTATCGCCGGAATCGTCCAAAGTTTCTTAGTAAAATCAATTTCAGACCATTCAACCGAAACAGCCTCAGCCGGTCGCACCATTGAAAGAAGTTGCCAACGGAACAAAACCTTAGTTAAGAAAGAACGGTTAGAGTTTTTGAAATCAAATAACAGTTTAGGCAGTTGTTGCGGCTTTATTGCCGGGTGATGCGTTTGCGCTTCTTTGTGATACGCATCAGCCGCTTTCTGGCAAACATTTACTGGGATTAATCCAATCGTTACGGCGTAGTTTAGAATCTGATTAGATAGGTTAAACATTCGATGAAGCGTATCGTTATAGCCTTTATCGTTAAGCGGTTTAAACGTATCAATCAGCAACGGTGAGGTAATTTTATCTACTGAATAATGCCCGATGATTGGAAACAGATATTTTTCAAGCCTATCCCAATTCTTTTTCATAGTAAGTTGTTCTACTTCCTTTGCCCGTTTCTCTTTCCAACGATTAGCCACGTTTAAAAAGGTGGTAGATTGTTCTTGTTCCTGTTCTTTAATGTAATTTTGAGGATCGATACCTTGAGCCAATAAAGAACGATATTCTTCACGAATAGAACGGGCTTGCGCAATCGTCACACTAGGATAAGCACCTAGACTAAATTTAGCCCTTTTTTTAGTGATTGGTCGGTAATAGTTGAATTGCCATGTTTTAGAGCCGCTAGGCATAACCAACAGAAATAAACCATTACCGTCGGTCAGCGTATAAGGTTTATCTTTCGGCTTGGCATTATCTACGGATTTATTATTAAGCTGTTTAACAGAGCGTGCCAT